ATTCCTTTTGCAAATCTTCTTCATCAACGTTTATTCCATTTAAATAATAATATTTGCCACCATCAGCATATTCAATAGCAGGACCATCCTTTCTATGTAATCTATTATTTTTATACCAAGATTTACATGCTTTTCTTTCTATAGCAGGTCCATTTTCTCTATGTAATTTGCCATTTATATACCACTCTTTAGTTCCATCTGCATATTCAATCGCAGGCCCATTTTCCCTGTGTAACTCTCCATTTTTATACCAACAATTTTGGCCATCCATTTCAACAGCAGGCTTGTCTTCTTCTCTATTTAATTGGCCATCTATATACCACCATTTAGCTCCATTAAACCATTCTATTGCTGGACCATCTTTCCTATGACGCTTGCCGTTTATATACCATTCTTTAGAACCATTTTCATATTCTACTGCAGGCCCATTTTCTCTATGTAATTTCCCATTCTTATACCATTCTTTACGTCCATTCGAATATTCACGGGCAGGACCGTCTTCTCTATGAAATTTTCCAGCCTCATTTCTCCATTCTTTCATCCATTCCCCGCCGCCATAATCAATACATTTCGGCAATTCTTCGTTCATAATATCACCTCCTTATTCAAGGATTATAGACAATATTCTAGATAATTTAGATTTTCTTTTCTTCTCTATTTTAAACCACATCCCATTCTCAAACCATTCTTTAGTACCATTCGCCCATTCAATAGCTGGACCATCTTTCCTATGTAATAACCCATTTATATACCACTCTTTATGACCGCTTATACCTTCTACAGCAGGGCCATCTTCTCTATGACATTTCCCATTTCTACACCATGTTTTAGCTCCATCTACCCATTCAATAGCAGGGCCATCTTCCCGATGCCATTCGCCCGCTTCATTTCTCCAAAATTTATTTCCGTCCTCATCAATTTCGCATTTTGGCCACTCTTTTTTGCTCATATTTACAATTTCCTTTTCTTACCATGTAACATCAAAAGCTTCTTCAATTTTATATATGTTATACCTAGCAACCGAATGATCTTTTAAAAATTTAGCCTTGTCTTTAAAATCTATAATTGCGGCCCGTTTCTTTCCTGGATAACTTCTTATTACTCTTCCAATTCGCTGCAACGCTCGAACTGATGATTTACCCGCACCCGCTATTATAAGACCCGATAATGATGGCAAATCTACTCCAATATCAAAAATACTAGATGCTAAAATAACTTTAATCTTCCCTTGCTCTAAATCATTTTTAGCAGCACTCCGTATATCATTAGAATCTTTTCCACTTAATAATACACTCGGTACTGTCTTATTAATTAAATTAAATAATTTTTTACCATGTTGAATTCTCGTATATGAAACTAATACCTGATATCCCTTTTCTGTTAATTTATTTGCCCATTTAACAATCTTTTCATTCCTATCATCATTTTCTGTTATATATGCCTTATATATTGAATGATAGTTATTAGGAACTTTCTCTTTTAATTTATCATTTTGAATAAACTTAATATAAGGTTTAGCAAGCCATCCAGCATTAATAAGTCTACTAGCTGGAATATCTATAATCATCTTGCCAAAAACACCCTCTATTAACATGTCTCTATTATCATCTCTCCATGGACTCGCTGACATACCATAAACATACTCTGGATTAATACGTTTAGCAAGTTCTTGAATTGTCGCGCATGCTGCTAAATGGCACTCATCAAAAATATGAACTTTTGCTATTTTTAACATATCTAATATTTGAAAATATTTATTATTTTCTAATTTAGTTTCATCATCACTTCCATCAATAATAATATCTTCATCTTTTAACCCAAACGCCTGCCCTAATGTCCAAACACTTGCAATATTAATATCCCGAATCTTACATTCCCCATCACCAATAATCCCAACATTATCATCAAATAATCTAGTAAAAAATTCATAAGTCTGATGTAAAAGATCTTTCCCAATAACATAAAGAATAGTAGGCTTGCCAAAATAAGCAGCCATCATTGCAGATACTAATGTTTTTCCAGATCCAGTACAGCTTCTAATAATTCCATAATCATTAGTTTTTACTGCCTCCAAAATTTCACATTGATAATCTCTTGGAATTTTACCAATATCAATTAATTTTTGAGAAATATCAATATTAGAAATTGGAGATTTTGGAAATCTATTATCTATAACTTGGAGATTTTTTTGATTCTTTCTATACAAAGAAGAAATGCGGCCAAGCAAACCAATAGGGAAAGAAAGATCGCCAGATAAGATTCTATACATTCCATCCCAGGCAATATGTTTTCCTCCCCGATAAAAGCCACGACCCGCCGGCATAAATTTTGCTTCTGGAATAATAAAAGATAATTCATCGTCAATTACACGAACAAAATCTATATCAGTTTCTTCTTTTAAATAACAACGATTATTTTGTATTATTATTTTAGCCATTTAAATCTCATTATCTCCCCCGAGCAATTTCATAATCTTGTTTTAATTCACAATATTCGCCTTGCATTTCCTCAATATCTTCCTCATATCGTTCATTTAATTCTTCAATTTCAGCAATCAAACCTAAATTTTCAGCTTCCAATTCAGAACATTTTTTGGCTAATTTCTCATATGCCAACAAAACAATTGCAAGAGGAGTTCCAGGATCTGCTGTAATTTCTTTTTTATCAAATCTATATGGAATTTTAATTTTTTTCATACTTTACCCTTAAAATTTAAATTTTAAAACCCAAAATTGAAGCCAACTTACTCGTCTATCATTTAAAAAATAGTCTTTATATCCACTAGAATATTCAACGGCGGGACCATCTTCTCTATGGCGTTTTCCATTTTTATACCAATATTTATCCCCACTAGAATATTCAACAGCGGGCCCATTTAATCTATGTAATTTACCATTTGCCCACCATTCTTTATCGCCATCAGCATATTCTATAGCTGGGCCATCTTCTCTATGTTTTAATCCATTTATAAACCAAGCTTTATCCCCATTACATTTTTCAACAGCAGGACCATCTTCCCTGTGTCTTTTGTCATTTATATACCAATATTTATTACAATTTTGTTCAACAGCAGGTCCATCTTCTCGATGCAATTCACCTTTTTCATTTCTCCAATTTTTATTTCCATCTTCATCAAGAATACATTTTGGCCATTTATTTGTCAACAAATCTTCTTTTTTAATTGGCATTCCATTTAAATAATATTCTTTATTGCCACTAGCGCCTTCAAAAGCAGGGCCATCTTCTCTATGTAATAACCCGTTTCTATACCATTCTTTAGTTCCATTGACAAATTCAATAGCAGGGCCGTCCTCTCTATGTAATTTATTATTTATATACCAATATTTATTCCCGCCAGGCCACTCAATAGCAGGCCCGTCTTCTCTATGATATTCCCCTTTTTCATTCATCCATTCTTTATTTCCTAAACCATTAATTGTACATTTTGGCCATTTATTTATTGATAAATCTTCTTTTTTAATTCTAACATTATTTAACCAATATTCTTTATCTCCATTAACATATTCTATTGCAGGCCCATCTAATCTATGTAACTCCCCATTTAAATAATATTCTTTACATTTATCACTAATAAATTCGACAGTTATATCACATTGATTTTCCAAATGTTTATCTCCATTATTCATTGAACGCTCTTTTAAAGAAGAAGTGCTAGATGCCATTAACTTATCAACAATCAATTCATCCGCTTCATTAATTGGTAATTTCATTTCTTAAAAATCCTCTTAAAAATCCTTAAAATCCAAAACTTAATCCAACCTACTTGCTTATCATTTATAAACCATGCTTTAGTTCCATTATATTTCTCAACAGCAGGTCCATCTTCTCTATGACATAATCCATTTTTATACCACCATTTATCTCCATTAGCCAATTCTACAGCCGGACCATTTTTTCTATGCAATTTTCCATTTTTACACCAAAAATTGTCACCATTTATCCGTTCAATAGCAGGACCATCTTTTCTAAATAATTTTTTATTTTTATTATACCAACATTTATCCCCTTCTTTATCAATAAAACATTTTGGATATTGATTTATTGGTAAATCTTTTTCTTTAATTTCTTTTCCATTTAAATAATATTTCTTATCTCCATTTGTATATTTAACTGCCGGACCATCTTCTCTATAAAGTTTCCCATTCTTATACCAAAATTTATCTCCATTAATATATTCTTTGGCAGGTCCATCTTTCCTATGATATTGTCCCTTTTTATTTTTCCAAAACTTATTTCCAAACTCATCAATTGTACATCTTGGCCATGGCAAATCTTTCTCCTCAATTTTTTTACCATTTAACCAATATAATTTATATCCATTTAATCCTTCATAAGCAGCTTCATTTTCTCTATGTCTTTTACCTTCTACAAACCATTCCTTAATTCCACTAGCCCATTCTATTGCCGGCCCATCTTCTCTATGTAATAATCCATTTTCATTCTCCCAAAATTTATTACCATCTTCATCAATTATACATTTTGGCCATTTTTCTTTATTTATTAACAAATCTTCTTCTTTAACTTTTATTCCATTTAAATAATATAATCTATCACCATTAGGACGTTCTATCGCCGGACCATCTTTCCTATGACGCTTGCCGTTTATATACCATTCTTTAGAACCATTTTCATATTCTACTGCAGGCCCATCTTCTCTATGCTTTGATCCATTCTTATACCAAAATTTATCACCATATATAAATTCACATGCTGGACCATCTTCTCTATGCTTTAACCCATTCTTATACCAAAACTTATTTCCATTCGCATATTCAATAGCAGGTCCGTCCAATCTATGATATTCGTCCCAATCATTTTTCCATTCTTTATTACCATCACTATCAATTGTATGTCTCGACCACTCTTGTTTATTTATTGGTAATTTCATTTTTTAAAAATCCTTAAAATCTAAAATCTATTGCAAAATTCCAAATATATTATTAATGGAAATCCAACCATTAATTTTACCATGATTATTTCCAATTAAAAATCTATTATTTTTAATTGCTTTTACAAGATGTGACATACCCACGGTTAAAACCGTGGGCTTTCTTGCCGGGGAAGTCGTAAAAATTCATTCCCCCAAACTCGACTTACTTCTTCCTTTTATCAACAACAGAACCAGAGGTAAAAGATCCGAAAGCTGATTTACGAGCTTGAATCTTTTGATTAATCTGCTCTGCCGAAGTCATAACATCTGTACTTCCCGTATTTATACTAAGATTTACATTACGTGTTTTCTCTTTTTCTTTCATTAATTTCTTTTGCTCAGCAGCTTCTTTCTTTAATTCATCAATTCGAGCATCTGGTAATGATAAGCCGCTGAAAAATGAATAAATCTTAACAACATCATCATGAATTTCATCTGATGGATAAATCCCCTTATAAATACCAACAGGTGTTCCAGCAGATTCATTAACCATTGTCATAGCATAATTAATATTTGTTGCAGGTATATTCTTCCATACCTTTTCACTTGCAACCATTATAACCCCAACATATTTAGCTTGCTTCAAATCAAACCCACCCGCTAAAAGATTGCTATTAAGATTATCAACAATAGCTTCTGCAATTGCTGTGTCTTGTTCATAATTTGAAACAACCAAGCAACCATATGTACTAAGGCCATCACCATCAGTTAGAATCTTGGCAAACTCCATAGAATCTAAACTCTTATGCGGTGATGGAATAGATGAGAAAACATTAAAAACATCAAATGGTTCTACAATTGCCCTATTCCCAACATCATAAAAATCCATTTGTGAAACATCAGTATAAATAGTTTCTAATCTTGCGTTATCTACAAGAATTAAATTATGAATTTTCTTACTTTGAATCTCTTTTGTTAATTGACTTAAAGTTTCTAAAGAATTTGCTTTTGCCTGAGCATCTTCTGAAAGCATTGGAAGAACAGCAATGACAACAATGGGTTTGCCAAATGTTGATAATAAATCAATTAGAATTTTCGCGCTTCCAGATCCACTACCACCACCAAGAGAAAATGTTAATGCAAATGCTTGACATTCCCCTAATTTATCTTCTATTAATTCAGAAACTTCTTGCCGATGAGCGTCAATAGCATCTCGACCAATGCTTAATGTTTTTGCAGAACCACCAATGCCATATTCAAGTAAAAGTTTATTATTAACTGGTAATTTAATATATTCAAGATCCTGTTGCGCTGTATTTACAACAATTGCCGGATATCCTAAATCATAAAAAACTTCAGCAATTCTAGAACCTGCTTGGCCACTTCCAACAACCCCAATATTTAAGCTACGGGTTTTACGAACTTGTTTTGGTTTTGATTTTGGTTTATCCATTTCTTGAAGACGAGCCCTCAATGCAGCAAGTTTATCCCCGGCATCATCTTGAACGGGTGCTTCTACTGTAGAATTGTCTAGATCAATATCATCAACTATAATTTTTTCTTTTGCCATAACTTTTCCTACTCTCTTAAAAACCAAGCATTATCCAAATACCATTGAACAGATGCTTTTACCGCATCCTTAAACTTAAATGTTAATTCCCAATTACATTCTTTCTTTAATTTATCAGAAGAACATACATAACGCACACTCTTCTTATCATCAAAATATTCAACTAAATCATGCCCCTTCCCCATTACATTACATATTTCAGTATATAATTCTGGAAGAGAAAATTCATAAGAAGATGATATATTATATATACCTTCTTTTTCTAAATCTAAAAGCAAAGAAATTGCATCACAAGTATCAGTAACATGAATAAATTCATGATTATCTATATTCTTAGATAATTTTGTTTTTACTTCTTTATTAATATTTTGAATTATTTGAGGAACAATTCCATGCCGCTGTCTTGAACCTATATTATCACAAAGTCTTAATATTAAATAATCTAATCCTGAAATATTAACAAGTTGCTCACAAGTTGAAAATGAAATATTATATAAATTATTTAATAATAAATTTTCATCTTCAGTTGGAGCTGAGTGTTTTAATGTTGATCCATAAACATTATAATGACTTAAAAAAACAAATTTTGAAACCCCAATTTCTTTAGAAACATTAATCAAAGATTCATTATCCAATATAGATTGGACACAACCAGAACATGACCCATTAATAACAATATCTGGTCTCTCTATTTGAAAAATTCTTCTTATAATATGAGTGTCGCCAACATCTGCAATATAAAACTTATTACCCTTATTTATATAGATATTATTAAGTTGCCGCTCATCTTGAAATTTATCAATGCTTACAATATTATATTGTTCTTTTTTATAAAGCAAAGAACGAATTAAATTGCTTAAAATAAATCCACCAGCTCCAATCAACGCTATTTTTATCATAAAATACCTTGTGAATTCCAATAATTATAAGTTTCTTTCAAACCTTCTTCTAAGGTTGTTTCTGGATAATATTGCAATATATTTTTCATTCTAGTTATATCAAGACATCTTTTAGGTTGGCCATCCATATTATCATTGGCAAAAACAATATTACCAGTATATCCGGCAATTTTAGAAATCTCAACAGCAAGATCATGAATTGAGATTTCAATACCATTACCAATATTTATAGGAAGCTCTTCATCTAAATCCTTTTCTAATACTAGAGAGAGAACTTTTGCGGCATCTCGAGAATATAAAAACTCACGAGTACAATTTCCAGACCCCCAACAAATAACTTCTGATTCATTCTTTTTGACAGCATCAGAAAACTTTTTAATTAAAGCTGGAATTACATGACTATTTTTTGGATCAAAATGATCATTTGGACCATACATATTAGCTAAAATAATATGAGCCCCTTTTATGCCATATTGTTGTCTATAAGCATTTTGTAACATTAATAATCCGCGTTTTGCAAATCCATATGGAGCATTTGTTTCTTCTGGATATCCCTCCCACAAAGAAGTTTCTTTAAATGGAGTTGGGCAAAATTTTGGATATGAACAAACACTTCCAATTGTAATAACTTTTTCTACCTTATGTATATGAGCTAATTCAAAAATATTCAAGCCCATTTGCATATTAGAGAATAAATATTTAGCGGGATTATTTTTATTAGCCATAATTCCGCCACATACAGCCGCCATATGTAAAATCATATGAGGTTTAATTTCATTAAGTAAATAATTTACTTGCATCGCTTCAGTTAAATCAACTTTAGTTCCTCTTGTATAATAAAACTCAAAATTATTAATAGAATCAAACACCTTTTTAACGGCATATCCAAGGAACCCAGAGGCACCAGTTACTAATATTCTTTTCATATTATCTCTTTATTAAAAAATTCGAATCAAATTGTTTATTAATTTTAGAAAAAGACATATCAAATACATTGGCTGGAATAGACCCGGCAACAAAAACAGAATTAGAAGTTCCGATATCCTCAATAATTTGTTTTGTTAAACAATTATAAATAGAATCATTATCACCTACTTCATGATATTTCACTTTTGTTAAATACATAAAATTAGAATGAAGTATTGCATTATTAATTTCCCGATCTAATGAAGCCCCATCCGTTTCTTTTACACAATGTTTTTCCATAACTTTTAATGATTTGTCTTTAACAATTTTTTTAAAGACATTAAACATCTTCTTTGAAGTAGCCCATGTTTTATTTTTAATTAACTCTAAAGAAATATCAATTCCAGAAGCAGGGTTATTACCATCACGATCTAAAAAATTAGTATTAAAACTAATATGATTTTCTTTATGTTGTTCTAAAACAACATGAATATAATAAAATTCTCCATTATATATTTTAGTACATAATTGATCTTTTATTTTGCCACATTCATTAGAATATTCTGACCCACCTTTTGAAAAAAAATCACATTGAGGTTGAAGCAAAACTAATAAATTTTTCAATTATATACCTCCTAAAATTTAAATAAAATTAATCTTATAATTAAAAAGTGGGCTACCATATATTAAAAAGAAAGTTTCAATTCTTTGCTTAACAATTTTTTGACCAATTCCGCATGTTAATTTTATTGGGAAATTAAATTTTAAATCAATTTCTGCTTTATATTTTTCATCAAGTGCAAAAAATTTAATATTACAACATTTTAAAGAAGTAAAATGTGTTTTTATAGAATGTTTAATATCCGCAGTATTAGTTAAATTAAGCATCCACTTTCTCTCCTGTGATCCAATGATTTCATTTCAATCTAATGAATTTAACATTTTTTTGAAATGAATCAATATTAAAAGATGTTGAATATGAGATTCCAGATTTTAAAGCGCCAGAATATCTTTCAATTAATTTTTCTACATTTTCTCCAATATTAAGATAACGGACGCCTCCTTCTGGGCAAGTTCCTGCTTTAAGTCCACCTTTCCACTTGTTTTGGACATATCTACTTGCCATCCCAGCATAAACTTTTTTCTGCACATTGTCAACTAACTCAATTTCAGCAGCTGATTCTGGGCAAGCTGCAAAAATTTTACCAGCCATTACAGAATTTGCCCCGGCTGCAATTGCTTTTACAAAATCTGCAGGTTCACGAATAGACCCATCACTTATAATAGGTATCCCATATGCTCGAGATAATTCTTTAAACTTATAAACAGCAGAAAATTGAAGCTCCGTACATCCGGCAGTATTTTTTGTTTCACAAGCATACCCCTGTGCTATTCCAACTTTTATAGCATCGGCAACATCGGCGGCCTCTGATAATAAACCAATATTTGTAGTATTACCAATAATAATCTTTATATCTTTACTATATTGTTTAATTTTCCTAGCAATTTCTAATGTTTTATCAGAATATCCATTTGCTATATCAATTGTTAATATATTAGCTCCAGCACTTATAATTTTCTTTGCTAATTCAAACTGATCATCTTCAATGCCAATACTAGCAGCAACTAAATTACATTCTTTTGCAACTAATTTAACTTCTTCTAAAATAGAATTTTCAGGCTGCGCTCTATGCAAAATACCTAACGCCCCTAATTTATATAAAGAAATTGCGAAACTAGCATTAACTACTGTTGACATATTTGCTGCAATTAAAGGAACATCTAACCAAATCCCCCTAATAAACTCAGATTTAATATCAACATCTAATCTAGATCTTACAATGTTTTTCTGTTGACTTATTGCAATATCGTCAAACGAAAAACTTCTTGGAAATAGTTCTTGTTTATAAATTGGATTAATATAATATCCAACAACTTGATCAAATTCCAAAATGCCCAAATTTTTTAATTCGTCTATTAATTTTTCCATCATTTCTCTCAAACAAAAAGCGCCAAGAATAATATATCCTTGGCGCCAAAATCTCTAACATTTATTTACTTGTGACAGGAATTAATTTTGGATGGCTTTCAATTAATTGTTTTTTGGGAAATGTTAATGATAAAACACCATCCCTACATTCTGCAATAATCTTTCCTTCTAGATCAATATCTTTCGGCAAGTTATATTTATAACTGAAAGAATTTTTACTATGAAATAGTTTATCCACTTCTTTCTTGGCTGAAACAGAAAGATTGCGTTTATCAATTTCAACTTTAATATCTTTATCCGAAAATCCAGGAACATTCAATGCCAGATAATAATTATCCTTATCCTGAACAAAATATAAATAGTCTCTATCATCAAAAATAAAATCATTTAAAAAAGTAAAGTACATACATCCTCCATTAGTTTATTTAAAATATCACATAGTGATATTTTCACATCTAATATGAACACAAGGTAAAACATGTCAAGTACCAAAGCAAAAATTATTGATTTTTTTTTAAAACAGGCGATTTACAAATCAGCCGCAGGCCCTTTAACACAACTTGTTATTCGCAGACTTCAAAATAGAGGTCAGAAAACTATAAGATTAAATAATGCACTTTTTGCTGGTGTTCCGGAAGATTACAAAGACAAAACAATTCCAGTTACCATTTATTATTTTGGATCAGCAGAAGAACTAGCAAGCTCGGGACATACTGGTATTTTAATGGCTCAACCGCCAAAGTCAACCGAAAATCCAAATAACTTAGCACAAGCTGCTTTTAACTCTTTCATTTCAGCTACAAATATAAAACCTGCAGGATATTCTATTAATATCATGGGATTTTCTGCTGGTGGAGACATGGTGGCAATAAATTCTGTTAATGATCAAAAAACTAATTATGGAAGCTTTTCTTTTATAGATGGATTTCATGCAGATCCAACAAAAAATGAAAAAGGTGATTTCAAAAGTGCAAAAATGAAGGGAGTTGCGGAACGTGCTTTAGCAGCGGCAACTGATCCTAAAGCGCCAGCATTTGTAATGACATTTTCTCATGTTATAGCAAGTGGGGCAAAAGGTAGATACCCATCAACTTTTGAAACAGCTCAAGCAATTATAAATTATGTAAAATCTAAAGGGGTTCAATTAAGAGAAGACAAAACTCAAAGATTAACAAATTCAGGAGCAATAATTGATTATTATGGAACAGCTGGGAAATTAACATTAATAGGAACCCATCAAGATCTTCCAGAAGGTTATGAAACAAATAAAAATTATGCTTATGACCCTAATTCACAAGACCCAGCCAAAGGATCAACCTCAATGGGGGCTCAACATATTGGTCAAGCATGGCAAATGCCTGATTTAATAGCAGAAGAAAAAAAACGTTTTAACCTTTCTTAGGAATTTATGGCAAAACCCAAGAGCAAGGTAGAGTTAGATAAATCTTTAGTTGATCCTGATGTTGTTTCTCATTATTCAACTGAAATAGAAAAAGTTATTACAGAAGTTTTTGATGATTATGATAAAAATACTAAATTAGAATTATTAGTTGTATTGCTTTCATTTGCCGCACAAGTCAGTATAGAACTTGGATATAGCAAAGAAGAATTAACTAATGTACAGGAAAAACTTTATAAAAATGTTAAAACTGAAATAGAAAAAGTAAAAAATAAAAAAGATGAAATACCTGATTTATATAAAAAAATATATGAAAAAAAGTTAAATTGATAATAATATGTCATTAGATTATGACAGCCCGACCATCAGCAATTATATTTATCAATACTGACTTAACAGAAAATGTTAAATCATTTTTTATTAAACAATTACACATTAATGAAGTCATAGATGGATATGTTTTTGATACAAGATTGTCTCATGACGCAACATATCCAGATAAAGTTCATCAATTAGATATAAGATTAATGGTGGTAAGATCTCTAGCAGAATTACAAAATAGACAATATGCAGATGTTGTATTATTCTTTAAAAATGGATTAGTCTGTGTTGAGGAAAATAAATATGGGCCACCAGGAATAACTTTCCCAGTGGTCAATTTAACATTAGGTAAATTAGGACTTTTTTAAGGTTTGATATGAAAATGAATGTAATTTTAAATGTTTTTTCATGTTCAGCACAAGCCCCATGTTCTAAATGGGCTGAGAAATATTTCCCAGAAAATACAATTTCACTTGTTGTTCCAAATCCATTTAGTCAAAAAGCAATTCAATGGGCAAGAACTGGTGACTTATTCGCAGCGGCATTAAAAGAATTACGCCCAGATTTAAAAGATATAGAAATTGACAAAAGAATATTAACAACATTTTCTGTCGGATGGGTCTTTGCCCATGAATTATTTAATTTTCCAAAAGAATTAGAACGATTAGATGCCTATCTTCTTTTGGATGGATGTCATACAACTATTCTAAATAAATGGGTAGAATATGCCAAAAGAGCAGTTGTTGGTAAATCTATTTTACTTATGACACATAGTTCAATTACTCCCCCATTTATTAGTAGCACAAAAAGCAATACACAAATTATGGATGGAGCAAAGAAAGAAGTAGCATGTAAAAATCTAATAGTTCCAGATTTTGTATTAAATTTAGATTTAGAAAAACCAATTACGATTAATCTAGGAGCGGCTGGAACAAAAGGAACATCTCAATATTTACCGGCAATTTCTAAAACATGGAAAAAAGATCCTTTATTAAATGTTGATATTTATGGTAATCTAGCAAAACTTCATTATAGTGGAAATGATCGGCCGGACCATGTTTACATAGCCTGGTATACTAGTGAAAAAATGTGGAAATGGCTAGGTTCTTTATTAAATCCAGTTATTATAAAAGAAGAGCCAGTAGAAATACCAACAGAATTGCCCCCGACAAAATGTCCACAAGAAGAAGATGAGCCAAAAATAACCGATTCCTCTGACGATGTTACTGAAATTAAAATAGAAGAAGAATCAAAAGCGATGGTAGTTAAACAAGATGATTTTATTACAATAATAATTAGATCAATAATTAGTTTTTTTATTGCATTTTTTTCAATTTTTAAGAAATAATAGAGGTTATTATGTTGGTAGAAACCAAAAAGACAATAATGTCAGAAGGTGAAATAACATATTATCTTCGTGAAGCTTGGAAATGTATTTACGGAGAATATCCATCTTTAGATTCTCTTGCAATTTTATTCGCCCAAATTGCATTAGAATGTGGCCGTGGAACTATGTGCCGAAATTACAATCTTGGAAATGTTAAAAGACGAGATGGATATGATTATTGCATGTATTATTGTTCTGAATATATAAATGGAAAAGAAGTAAAATTTAATCCTCCGCATCCACAAACTCATTTCGTAGCTTTACCGACACCATTAGATGGAGCAATTTTCCATATTGGCTTTCTATCTAATAGATCCAATTATAAAAAAGCATGGAAAGAAGTAGTTAAAGGAGATGTTGTTAAATATGTTTATGAAATAAAACAAGGAGGATATTTTACAGCTCCTTTAGATAAATATACAGCAGTAGTTGTAAGTATCTTCAATGAATTTAAGCGCAGGTCTGAAAAATTATTAGCATGGGCGCCTCCAAAACCTGAGCCTGAGCCTGAGCCTGAGCCTATAATTGAAGTAAAACCAATACTTAAAGAACCTGTTCCAATATATGAAGAAAAACAAATAATTATAGCAAATGAAAAACCAGTAACAATAATAACGGCTACTAGAAAAGAAGAGAATATTATATTAAGATTATTAATACAAATAGTAACTTTCATAGTTACGTTTTTTAAAAATATTGGAAGATGATTATGAACAAAAATATTATTGTAGCAGGCCACCCAATAAATATAGGATGTAAAGTTATTCTTTGGGATGACCCTGATGGTTTATCTTTTTATGATAATCCCAAATCATTACACATACGAGATCTTACTTTAGAAGAATTAAATAATAAATTAACATCTTTTACAATCCATCATTCAGTAACATATAAAGCAAAAATTACACACAACGTTTTAATACAACGACAATTAAGTTGTAACTTCTTAATTGAAGATGATGCTAACCAAGATGGATATGCAACAATTTACCAATGTGCTGATGTTAAAGATGCTTGTTTTTCCCAAAATCAAATGAATGATTTTGGTCCTGGGGTTGAAATTACTTATATTCCAAACGCCTGGGAAAAACCAGATTTATACAATGAATCAAAAAGAAAAATACTTAATGTACAAGAGCATCCTGTTTTAACAGACCAAATACATGGAATGAAAATTAAAGTATTCGGCCCAACAAATGCCCAAGTAGAATCATGTATTAAATTAATTTATGGTGTTTGTAAAGCATGTCCATCAATTTTACCAGAATTTCCAAAACAAAATGGAAATATAGTAAAAACTTTTGTTCCAAATCCATCAGGCCTTTTAGCACATTTTATGATAAATAAAGGAAAAGTTGACCCAATGGGATTTCCATTTGAATATGTTGAGGCAAAAGTTAAAGAATTATTACAAAATGATAAAAATAAAAAAAGCCTATTATACGAAGGCTTTAAAAAATTAAAAAATATGTTTAAAAAATAATCACCATCGTTTTGGAATTATTTTCTTTGAATCAATTTCTATAACTTTACGTTTTCTCATTTCATGAAGTTTAGCAATATAAATTCTTTGCTTGCCAGTCATTCTTGCCCAATGTTTATTTTCTATTGGATTTGAACAAGAAATAATATTATATAAACCATCTTCAACAATTAATTCTTCAAGTTCTTTTGATTCCAAGCCAGGAATTAATTGTTTATCTTCTCCTAAATAAGACATGAATAAATATCCAAAAGGATACAAATCAGCATAGCTAGCCCTAATAGGAGAATAAGTTCTTATATATATTTCATCTTTCACCATTGAATCTAATAAGAAATAATCTTTATTATAAGCAATGGTATAAATATAAGAATAAAAAAGATCAAAACAAGAAGTATCATCTACTATATTTGATATTCTTTTTAATTCATCACGTTCAATATCAGTAGGATTTACAAGAGGGAGATTGTGATATATCTCAGAAGGAACATTAAAATCTCGCTCAAGAAATAATTCTGCCACCAATATTTTTTGTTTTTTTGATTCTTCAAATCTATTTTTTATAATTTGATTTAAATATTTTATCATTTACGAACTCTTAAATTTTTAAAAGATTCCATGAAAGTTTTAGATAATTTTATATTAGAGCTATAAGCAAGTTCTAATAAATTCATAATTAATTCTGAAAATTCAAATTCAACTTTAGGAGCCGCATAATTTACGCCAGTTTCATTTCCCACAAAGTTTAGCTCATCAAAATTATTATTTTCAATATCACCAACAATTTTAGAAAGACAAACAAAACATTTAGAATATAATTCTTTCTTATTTGATGAAGCTTGCTTATTTTCAATTAAAATATTAAATATTTCTTTTTGTAATGAATCTAATTTTTCGATACATAATTCAGAATCTTGCACTTTTAATAACCTCCAGAATTAAACCATCCTTTACCAAGTAACATAAAGGAGCATTTAGAAATTAATCTTTTAGCAGTTTCTTTTTTACATTTTGGACATAATGTTTCGGGATCATCAATAATTCTATGTTCTGATTCCCATTCAAATTTACAATCAGGATCAACACAACAATATTCGTAAATCATATTAATACTTCCATTTTAAAAATATTTTAATAATCCAACTAAAACAGCAGCTATTATAGTTAATATACCAGTTACTATAGCCACGTATACTTTCCATTTACCTTCTTTATTATCTTGCAAGTCCTTGACCTTAACCTCAATTGCGCCAATATTTTTTTCATTTTCACGAACTGATTTCACAACATCAACAAGTGTGGACTTAATCCCAGTTACCTCAGTATCAATAACCGCGACCTTTGTAGCTAGATTATAAACGTCGCTTCCGGTTTTGACAAGCTCTGATAAATTTTTTATATTATCAGTTATTTGTTTTAAATCTTGCTGTGTCTTATGAAAGTCTCCCTTACTTTCCTGGATTTCCACCAACAAAGATTGAACACTCTCAGAGACATTGTCAATATCTAGAGTTAATTCATCTAATTTTGTTGGTTTACCAGCCATTATTACTCCATAATGATTTTAAGATCCTGAATTTCTTTTGCCAAGTTAACAAGATATGTATTCTTTATCTCATTAATCTTTTTATGTAATTTGGCCAATATTTCTCTATTTTTGCTTAAGCTTAGTTCCATTTTATCCATTGTTTCTCCTGTTCCCTCCAATTATTTCTTCTGGTCTTATCAGCTATAACATAATATTCCATTTATATTATATCGCAATAAAAACAAATACTTGCAACTAAGTGAAATATTTCATTTCATAATAGCTTAAACATTTTAATATGTTGGCCGGCGGCGGTTTTAACTTCTCTATTTTTCATTTCCTCTATTCCACATAATTCACACAATGTATTAACAGAGCGCCCACAAAAGAAAAACAAATGATATCTAGTCCATTCATAACAATATGTATAACAAGCAGTTGCATGAGCCATTATTCCACCTGGCTTTAAATATTTCTTCATTTCTATAATTTCTTTAACAGGATCTTGAAAATGCTCTAAAACATTATGGGTCATAATATAATCAAATTTTTTACCAGCAATTGAGGTAATTTTTGTTTTACGATAAGGATCGTAACCAATAATATCATATCCTTGTTTTTGCAATGTAACAACTGCATTTGACCATATTCCAGCTCCCCAATTTATATATTGTTTTCCTTTTTGCATTCCAACAATATTAAAAAATTCTAATTCATATTTTGTAGCTACTGCAGTATTCACTTTATAATTTTTAAGTTTAACTGTATATTCAATTTCTATTTCTTTCGGAGTTAAAGAAAGCATCCTATCATTTCCAAATATTACATCACAAGTGGGACATTGATATCTAATAAGCTGTTCTCCATTAAATCGACATCGTGAAATAACCTGTTTAAAATTATCCGCTTCATAACCACATAATTTACATTTTCTCATTAATATCCTCTAATCATTTTTTCCATCTCATTAATCATATCACCAACCTTAATGAGAGAAGTTGCCTCTATTAATTTGGAATCATATCCAGCTTCTTCAATTGAAAGTAAGATTTCTAAAATACCCATGCTAGTAGTAAATGATGAGAATAAAGTATTATCATTTACATCTTGTCCAAAATCTTTTTTAATTATTTCATATATAACATCACGTATCATAGGTTTCCTTTTAATTCATTTAATAATTTATCACGAGTTCTTTTTCTAGCAATTTTACCACTGGATGTTTTTATTATATATCCATTAGATCTTAAATAAATAGAAGCTGTTAAATCAAAAGAAATCATAATATCATTAATTTCTTTTATTGTATCTTTTTGTGTAATATCAATACATTCGGCAACAATATGAACTTTCTCTGTTCCCAATCTATCATTATAAACACCGAAACAAGCCACCCGCCCAGAAATAACATTTGATAAATTACAAACAGAATGTTCAATCATATATGGAAAAATATTCTTTCCATAAGAAATAATCATATCATCACTTCGTCCTTTAATATATAATTCATTATCTTTAACAAATCCAATATCACCCGTATCATAATATCCATTTTCATCTTTATTTATTGGAAATGTCATATATGAACTTTTTATTAATACATTTCCCGCTGGACTTATAAAAACTGATGTTCCAGGCAATATTTTTCCACATGATAAAACATTTTCTTCAAAAGATGAAATAACTTTATTAGTATGTGAAACAGCAAATATATTTTCAGCTAAAGCATAACATATAAATAACTCATTTATTGTTACCCCATTTTTATTAAATGTTTCAACAAATTTTGTAATGTCAATATATTTAGCCATTTCAGAACAACTAATCCATTGTCTCATAGTATCAAGCTTTAAAATTGATTTATGACATCGTTTGGCTAATAGTGAAAATGCAAAATTAGGAAGCCATGTTAATGTTCCTTTATATTTTTCAATTGCTTGAAATAATAATTCTGGATTTATAAGCCAATCAAAAGCATTTATATGAACAAATGATACTTTGTGTAAAATTGGAAGCATTAAAGTTGCTATTAAACCCATATCATGATACAATGGAAGCCAGGAAATAATTACATCATTATCATTTAAATCAATTACATTGCCATATTCTAAACATTGTTTTTTAATTGCATTATGAGTTACATGCATTACTTTTGGCAATCCGGTTGTCCCAGAAGATAATTGAGTAAATGCTATTTCATCTGAATCTTTAATAAAATCGTAATCTAAATTATCATCACTTTCTTTACATACTAAATCCGAAATTACTGGCCAATGTTTATTAAAAACATCTTCATCAATTTTATCAGATATACATAAAGACGGATGAACAACCTGGTTAATTTTTTCTAGTTTATTTTGAAATTCATACGGAAATACTTTATTACTTGGATGAGGTATAATTATAGGAACTCTATTATACATTATACAACCAATAAAACACTCAATTTGTTCAAAAGAAGTTCTACAACTTATAACAACAGTATCATGTTCATTTGTTTTACTCGCAATTAATTTACCTAAAAAATTGCTTTCACACATTAAATTCTCATATTCTTTTCTTATATTATTAATAACAATAAACATTAAATACCCTTAATATAATTGTGAACAAGTCCAGAAATTAATTTCGCGCCAATTTGATTATAATGAATTTTATCAGTCTCAGCATTCATTGTATATGTTGGAACAAAAGATTTATCAGTTGATAATACAATTGAAGATGTAAAATATAAACTGTAAAATTTATTTGCCTCCAATGTCGCTAACAATAAATCATCCAAATTATAAGGAACATATATATAAAGAGAATGTTTACAATAATTATTTATTTGAGATAACGTATTTTTAATAAGCTCAATATTTCTATAATGAAAACGGCCTACAAATTTCCCACCAACAACTGGTTTTAAAAATTTATCAAATGTAGGATCATATTTACCCAACATAGATTGATGTACTTTTATAGACCATGGGCAAATATATTCATGATATGCTGTTTGAAAAATTGCAATATCAACCTTATTTGTTTTTGAAAATTGTTTTAAATCATCTACTTGCTCAAATACCGAATAAAGTCTGGTTTTTCTTGGGAATATTGTATATTTATTTTGTTTATCTATATTTATTAATATATATGGCCAAGTTGGCTGTGCCCCCAAAAATGCACGGGAATCAGATATAATAGCAATATTCATACAAAAATATCAAAAAATGCACAATTCACTCTTCAATATCTAATGATTCCTCAATGGCAATATGTGGGAATCTTTTAATAGAAGATAAGTGATCAATTCGAGCATCCATTCCCTTTTTCCATAATAAAAAAAGATGTTTTGCATCAGAACTTGCATTATGAAGAGTTTCTTTTATTGGTATATTTGCAAATTTTAAAGATTCATCTAAAGAAAATTTCTTTTGATCACAGCCAATATACTTCGCCCATTTTTTTACAAATGGTAAGGTATCCATCCAACAAACTACTGGAAATTTTTTCCCACAACTTTGCCATAATGCATGACAAAATCTTTTATCAAAACTTGCATTATGAGCAACTAAACATCTATGCTCAGGTGTTTTTTTATCTTGAGCCCAAAATTTTTCACAATCTTCAACAACCTTTTCTTTCTGCTCTCCAGAAAGCAAATCATATAATGTTCTCCCCGTAACTTCTAATGCCTGAAATGATGACCTCTCAGGATATTCTATCTTAATATCACGAGTCAATTGAACCCTATCAGAACACCTAATAATAGAAATTTGTGTAATTTCATGATATCCTGCTTTTAAACCATTCGTCTCTGTATCTAAAATATAAAATAACATAATGAATTTTCACCTTCTTCAAAATATTACAAGTCCAACAACCTCTCTCGATAATCATTTTATATTAAAAATTTTTCACTTCATTACGAAAAGTGACAAAAAAGAATGTCATTAAACTGCCTGAAATTATCAATAATGAAATTGAATGAAATATTATTGCGAGAAAATTCACCAACATAGTTAAGAAAAATAATAAACCAGCTATTTTATTTTTTTTTCATGGTGCCGATTTATTAATCAATGAAAGAGGATCTACAATTGATCCATTTACAGAAACTTGATAATGAAGATGAGGCGCAGTATATTTTGCATTGCCCGTATTTCCAACCGTTCCAATCTCAGTATTTTTATCTACCTCTTGCCCTTGACTAACTGAAATTTGATCTAAATGAGCGTAATAAGAAACAACCTTTCCATTTTCATGAGATACTGTAACTGTATTTCCACCAATTCCACTTGAACCAGCTTTAGTAACAATTCCGGGACCAATTGGATAAACTGGAGCCCCTTTTCTTGCTCGAATATCAACTCCTTGGTGCCCTGTAGGATGTGTCGGATTTAAATATTGATTGGGGGCAAATGTTCCAATAAAACTTCCGCCCTCTCTATATTCTTTTAACATTTTAGAAGAATCTTGCTGATCATATTCTCCCGGCATTGTATCAGGATTTTTTAAATCAAGTTTTTCTCTAACTGGCATTTGATAAATTATTTTTTCACCTGAACTTACTTCCGGCGATGATTCTTTTTTACTATTTACCAACTCTCCTGGCCATAATTCTTCAATAGCAGAATCCAATTCAGGATCTTGTGCAAGCTTATAAAATCTACTAATTAGTTTGCTAATATTCATAATTCACCATCAATCAATATACCAGATTATTAGTTTCATAGTCAACGAAAAATAACATCGATAAAGTTCATTTCTAGATATATTTATTAATATATAGGAGAGCCGATGCCACAGCAGTCTATATATGGTAGTGAATATGAAAGATTAATAAAATATTGCCAATCACGAGGCTTTAAAGTAGTCTTGGGGAATAATAGTTTTGCTGACTTTATGCAAAAACAAATACAAATAAAAAGCAATCTAAAAGATGAAAATAAATTATATGCCTTATTACATGAAATAGGCCACATAATTTGCTCTAGAAGTAAATATTATTTAGATAAATATCCATCATATATTGTTCAATTTGACTCAAATACAGAGCAATTAAAAACTGATACTGCCAAAATATTATTACTATCCGAAGAATTTGAAGCTTGGCATTTGGGATTTTTACTATCCAGAAAATTAAAAATAAAAATTAATAAAAAAAACTTTGACAAAATAAAAGCAAGATGGTTAAAAACATATATTGTATTTTGCTGGAATATTAAATGAAAATTTTGTATTTTGCAGGAAATAGACCAGGGGCACAAATACAATTATTAGATATAATAAAACATTGTCCGCAACATGAATTTAAAATTGCTTCATATAAATCATCAAAACTAAAATATATAGATTGGCTGCTCGATCCTTTAATAAATGTATATTCACAAGACCTCATCAATGCAGTTATAAAAACAAAAATAACAAAATATAAAGAACAATTAAATTTAAATACAAATTATAAATTATATAATCAATTAAGAGAAGATATAAAACAATATAATCCACAATTAATCATAACAGATATGGAAGAATTTGGCCTTGCAATAGCTTCCGATTTAAATATTGAAGTATGGTCATGCTCTCCATTAAACATATATGAATTTGTCCAATTTAGAACAAATGATTTTATTAGTAAATTTTCATTCTCAATAAGAAATTTCAAAGATAATTATTTATGCCACGGACTTTCCACAACAGCAAATAAAACAATAATCTACTCACCATTACATTGTACAAACTCTATTTTTGGAAACCTATCAGTTTCACAATCATCAAAAGATTTTTATTGGGCAGTTCCTTATCATATATCCTCTCCTAAAATAGAAGATAAAACTGAAACCATATTAATTGCCCCAAATGATCGAATAAAAAAACTATCAAAAATCTTCGAGGCTTCAAAAATCCCATGCAAAATATTTTCAGATTATACAGATGACTATGTTAAAACTCTTCCTAAAACAGATTTAATGTTTTTTACAGGCGAAACAAGATCTTTAACAGATGCTATCTATAATGATATTAGAAATATCTGCGTCTTGCCAGATATAAAAGATTGGGAATCTATAATAAATGCCACAGTTGGAGCTTTACTTTTACCTTGCTTTACTTTGGGAACTCTTGAATTAATGGGCCTTTCTGCACTTGATGGTATAACTGCTGTTTATAATAAATGTCAAATATTTAAACATGATGTTACTATTAGAAAATTAAGAAATCCATATCATGTGCAATTTCATGATATACTAAAAGAATTTGAGAAAACTTTATGAAAAGAATTGCTTTTGATGTTGGCCAGGTTTTATGCCATGTTGATCTTGATAAATTTACTACCAAATATAATCAAATTATTCCTAAATACGCCCCTAAAGCAATAATTCAAGATGGACTTGAATTTTTAATAAATATTCAAAAACGAGTCGATATAGGCGAATCATCTGTTTGTTCAGAAATTAAATCTATAACAAACAATCATATAGTAATAAAAACTATGCTTGAAATATGGAATGATTGTATTATACCAAATGAAAAAGTTATTGCTTTTAAAAATAAATTAATAAAAGAAGGCGGCCAAGTTGCTATTATGAGTAATATGGGCCAAGATCATTATAATTTCATAAAAACAAAACATCCAAGCATATTTCAAGGATGTAAACTATTCCTTAGTTTTACCGCCCATGTTAGAAAACCAGAACGCTCTTTCTATAAAAGATTCTTACAACAAAATCCCAAATTTAGAGGCTGCGTATATCTTGATGATATGATTGAAAATTTAAATACAAGTAAATTATATGAATTTTCAACATATAAATTTGATTTACAAACAATTACAAATATTGATTTAGAATTAGAAAATGTATATAAGCTTTTAAACACCTAGCTTTTTTTCATACTCCTCGCGTTCTTTACCATCAACATCATGATGATCTAATAATTTATCTACATAATCTTTCGCGCCTGTATAATCTTCATTTTCTTTGATAAATTCTACTTGATTTTTAAATCCTTCCAATTCATTATCATCAGCTAAATAATCATCACTATCAGGGGAATAAGTGGGGCCATCTCCCAAACATTGCTGACACCAATGAGTAAATTCATGGACAATGTAATGGGCGGTCTCATCTATATCTTCAATATATTTTGCATTTATATAAATTACTCCCCCATCAGTTCTTGCTGATACATCTAAATCAGGAGAGAAAACAACAGCAACATTATCTATATAATAAGATTTTGCTTTATATTCTTTGCAAATATCTTTATAGACATCACTTTCTTTTACTTTTTCTTTTGCCCGATCTATTAAAAACAAAATATCTCTATTAAGTATTAATTTCATATTTCCTCAAGAAGTTTTTCAAATGCTTGCAATTCTTCTAATGTCATATCTTCCATAATTGGTAATTTTTCATAATAATCAGAATCTTCTACCAAATGATCCATGGCAATTTCTTCAGCCAGATCTTGATCTGATGTATGTTCTTTTTCTATTTTATAACCAATTTCTAATTGCTCCTTATCAAATTCACTAGATTTATGATCATCTGCCAACCCGCCCTCAATTTGATCAGCTTGCTTGGTTAAATCATAAAAATAATTAACTTTTGCTAAAATAGATTTCTTTTTTAATTCATTCATAAATTCCCCAACTGCTTCTTGCCATCGCGCCATATTATGAGCTTTAAGATTACTAAAAAAATTATCTCTTATCAAAGATGTTTGTGAATAATTACTTCCATATTGTTCTTGAAACTTTTGTAAAAACTGATTTGGCTTCGCTGTATAATATAAAAGAAAATCATCAAATAAATCATCTGAAATTTGCTCAGATAATGATTTAAAAGTATATACCTCACTTAATATATATGGATAAAATTCAACATCTATTAAATGTACAGGAATGTCATCTTCAGATTCTGTTAATTTTGTACCATATTCATTAAATTTTTCACTCTCATATCTATTTTCTTTTGGTATTCCAACTGCTGTTTCTAACTTAAATAATTGTGTTAAAAGATCCTGGCTTAAATGCTGGATCTCATGAATTATTGTTGTTCTTAATTCATTGAAAATATTTTTAATATTATCAAATAACAAAATATTTCCAGGATTATTATTAATTAAAAAATTAACATATAATGTCATTTCTTTTGAATTAAAATCCCATTCACCTTGTGTTTTTTCATTAATCACTTCTTTTAAATAATAAATTGTAATTTTAAATTCTGAAAAATAATCTAATAAATTAGTAAATCTATTTTTATCTTTGCCATATTGTTTTTCTAATTCTTTATATTCATTCCAATTTAAAATATCAGAAATATATTGATCAATTTCATAAGAAGAATCATCAGTAAATTTAATTTTTCCAGGACTTTCCGTATATTGTTTACAATATTCAATAACTCTAGCAGAATCTACTAAAACAAAATTGGCAATATCTTGCATCCCAGCATTCGTATATTCTTTTATAATATCATTTTTAAGAATTAAATTACGGGCCCAAATTTGAGACGCAACTTTACTGGCAGACCATTTATAAACATCATCAACTAATTTTGGTAATGGATAAAACATTATTTTTCTGCCGTTGTTTTTTGTAAATCAGTTGGTAATTTATTGTAATATTGTTTATTACGTTTTAAATTATCCATTGCAATTTCTGTAGCAATCGTTCTATCACTAGTATGTGCCATCTCAACAGTGATTCCTCTAGATAATTGTGATTGATCAAAATCTTCTCTTCGTAAATTATCAGCTAAACCACCTTGTAATCTATCAGCTAATTTACAAAATAAATCAACTATCTTATTCATAATATCACCAACTTGAACTATATGATTTGACGTTCTCTTAAATGACGCAGCCTTGCAATTGCAGGATGTCGAGATGTAGAAATAGTTAAAGTACCAAGACCTAATGGCGCTGGTTTCATATTTTGTTTAATTAATTTAACTTTATCTGTATGATTCGTTAATTCTGTACTCCATTCAGTTTGCATTAAATCAGCAACAGATGGCGGCTTATAATCTACCCCTTGATCTGTTAATGAAAATTCAGAGCCTTTTTCAATAAGAGCCTTACTTGATAAAGCCATTATTGCAGCTCCTTGTACTAATACATCATGAAATTGCTGTATAAAATCTGTATCTTCAAATGTAAACAATGTAAAATGTGGTATTCCGTTAAATAAACTTAACGAATTTACAATAAATGAAACCATAGTTGCGATTGAAAATATATCGCATTCAGCATAAATTTCATTTCCATATTCATCTTTTGTTTTAACTTTACCCATACTATCTAATCTTGCACGCAAAGTTTTCATTAATAAGTTGATATTATGAATTGAAGTCTGACTATAATTGAACCCTACATCATCCCCAAGATGTTCATATCCATCAGTATTAATTGCTGGCATCTGAGTATTTTGGACTACGAAATTAAAAGAACCACTAACCCGAAGTGTATCTAATACTCCATCCCATATATCAGTCCAAACCCCCAAAGAATCATTTACTTTAACATCATAATCAAATCCATAGACCCCAACACTAAGCCGATAAACGCCAATATTTGTTGGGCCTATAATTATATTGCCGGAAGGTTGCGTTATTGTAATGGTTGGAAATGCATCAAGATCTGTTTCATTACCATCCGGCCCCCTAAATAATGCACGCAACTGTACTGTCTCACCCTGTCCTACAGTCTCTCCTCTTGATCTATTTATTGCCATTTATATCTCCGGAATAGAAGTCTATCGCTATGCCGGAATATTAGTAATTACGCAGGAGAAACAGAGGAATTTCCAAATGGCATAGAAACTTGAATTACATATGTTTCATATTGAATATAAAAATATGTTGGATGAGGCCAAGAAACAGTTGCAATATAAGTTCCAATAGAAGAAGATGAACTTGGCATTGTGACTGAACGTTTATATAATCCAGTTGATAATCTAGACATTGTATGAGTTGTCCCAAGAATATCAATAGAATTTGGATTTAAAATAGAATCAAGAGTTGGCGCCTGATATCCATCCAATCTACTACCATATCCATCAACTGTTTGAATTACTATGCTAACAACATTTCCAGGAGATGTATTAATTACAATCATATGTTACTCACTAAGTTTATTTTTTCTCTTCATCAGCCGCCATCATTTCCGCAATTTTTTCCGCATGACGTTCAACAGCCTCATCAAATAATAAATCAGGCTCTTGCTCGTTAATCTTTTCCTTCACGACAAATCGTCTACGAGGAATGGGTTTTTTATATTCCTCCATTACTACCTTTTTCCCAAAATTTGGCTTAGCATGGTTTATTTTAATTCTATTACTTTTATTTTTAATTGATCCATTTTCTTCTGAATATTTTACATCATCAATTGTAATATCATATCTTCCCGATAATAAATTAATATGCTGTCCTGCCGGAATTAATATACCAAGATCATCTAAAAAAACATCAGAATTGCTTATATTAATTACCCAATATTGCTTAACCATTTCGACCTTTAATCTCTTTTTCTACCATCGCTATTTCAATATCAATTAAAAAAATATTCTGTTTAATATCTGGCTCATTACAAAGATTTAACAATAGGCCCCTTTCAAAATACAAACTTTTCATTTCTATTTTTAATTCTTCTAAAGTTAAATTTTTATAATTCATTTCAAAATTTCAACCTCAATTGCCTTATCACGTCCAGCACGATTTTTCCCAATCTTAAACCTAACTTTTTGTCCTGCCTTTAAAAGCTTGAACCCATCCGCAACAATATCACTGAAATGACAAAATATATCCTGTTGAGTTTTGTCTTCTTTAATAAATCCATAATTTAATGGAACTGAAAACCATACTACCGTTCCTGTATATACTTCTTCCATACTTCTCCCTTAAAAAATCTGCATCCCATCTACTGATAATGATCCTGTTAATCCAAGTAATTTGTAAACCTCTGCTACACACATTATCCTTACTTGAGATATTTCAAATGGTGTTTTACATCCGGCTAATAACTTTTCATGCCGTCTCATCATAATTAATAATTCTTGAACCAATTCATTTCCACCAGCATTATATGCATGATGAATTAAATTGCGCCTCGTCTGCTTTTCATCTAATTGCTTTTCCAAATTAACACTTGTGTCTTCACCTACTGCTGTAATTCCCATTTCTTACTCCTTTGAATATATTTTTGTCTGCCTGGAACGTGGAATATAATATGGCTCCGTTATGCCCGGAACATTACTTACTCCATTCCTCTCATAAATTAATATTCTTCCAGATATGTTTGTACTCGGATATATTCCAATTAATTTAATTTCTCCAGAATGAACTAATAAATGACAGTTTCCACAAATAATTGCTAAATTAAAATCATTATTATTAGTATTTAATTCTGTTCTTTCTACTATATGATGCCTCTGTAATGTACTAATATCCTTGCAATGACAAATTTCACATTCAGTCTTTGGGGTCTTTCTCTTTTTCATCCCTATCTCAATCGTTTTAATTTACCAAGTATATATTTTGCATCCAAATCATTATAACTTCCCCATTGACTCACCCGAATATATTGATGACCTTCTTCAGAATGACCCAATGCTTGAGCTACTTTTGAAACCTCTGTATGCATAGATCCACAAGCAGATCCTAATCCAACATATATCCCAAGCTCACTTAACTTGTTCAATAATCCAACTCCATCATTATATATATCTTGAAAAACACCATTTATTTTAAAAAATGTTGTGTTATCTACTCTTCTATTCCCCTCACCCAATATAATACATCCAAAATTTTTTAAACCTCGTTCAAATGTATCCCTAAATGCTAACATGTTCCTTCGTCGAATTTCCATTGTCTTAATAGCTTCTTCTAATGCAATCCCAGTTAAATATATCCCAGCAACATCCGGCGTCCCAACTATATCTGTATAATATCTTGAACCTATTCCAAATTCAATCCATTGCTCCGGGTCTTTCAAATATAAAATACCAACCCCAGAAGGCCCTCCAAATTTATGGGCCCCAAAAACTGCCATATCTACATTCATTTTACTTAAATTAATTTTTATTTTCCCAGCCGCTTGCGACATGTCTGAAAACAAAAATGAACAATCTAATGCACTAAAATCCTGTATTACCCCAATTTCATTCTGAACATAAATACATGACACAACATCATATTTTTGATCAAATAATACTTTCCCATTTTTATCAACATTCAAAAATTCAGCATCCTGTAATGACATATACACCGCAGGATGCTCTATAGGAGAACAATGTATTTTGCACTTACGATTTTTAATTATTTTTATTGCCCACTCACACGCCTGAGTGCTCCCGCGTGTAAAAAAAAACTGTCCAGACTCAGCCCCTAAATATCTTGCAATCTTTTTCCTCGCCCCTTCTAAATATTCAGCAGATTCTCTCCCAATGCGATTTATAGAATTAGGATTACCATGCGCCGCAGGCAATTTATTAAATTTTAAATATGCCTCAAGAACCACATCATTCATCGGAACATGTGCATTAGAATCTAAAAAATATTTTCTCATTAAAAACCTATACGCCCCAAGCCTCTACTCGGACAACACATGGACCGCCCGCCGGGGTTCGCAGCCAAATTCCCGATATGGACCGGTGATCAAAAAATAAACCCTGTGTTGGCGTTCCTGGAGTCAAATCCCCATGTAAAGTATTTCCATTAAATGAATACTCAACCACATGTAATCCCTCATTCATTATCGAAAATGAAAATTGCCCAAATATATTAATCGTTATTTGAGAATCCATCGGGAATGCAACTTGATTTACAGTCACTTTTCTAAAATAATTAAAATCACACCCTTGCGTTTTTGGCAGCATAACTTCTCCTTCTCAATATGTCATTTAATTAGCAGATCACTTCGAAATTTGTTTGAACTTCCTGATACCCTTTTTCTATCATTTGTGCTATCTCTTGCGGAATAAACTCAAGAGAATTACTACATAACCCAGGTTGCGGCATCAATATTCTCATTTTAATATTCTTGTATTTATCCTCTATCTCAGCTAAATCATTTTTCAATCCTACAATCTTTATATCTGCTCGCATAATTTGATCTACCATTAAATCCAACATTCGAAATAAAACATCAGGAATTGCATCCATTTCTCCCGTTACCTCATTATTTCGAAATGGATTAGAGCACATTAAAATATCAATATCAGTTGCCCCTCTTTTAATTGCTTCCCCAATCGGAGTTACATTTACTATTCCACCATCACTCCAAAGCTTTCCCTCAATTTCTATTGGAGTTAAAAATACAGGGAAACTAGATGATGCCAGAACATGATTTAAAAATCCAGGCTCATTACTTGATACAAATCTATATTCACCAGTATGAAGACAAACTGCCCCAACTGATATGTCCCGCCCATTATTACATGCTTTTATTAAATCAAAATTTTTGGTTACCAAATCAATTAATGGTTTCGAATTATAAATTGATTCTTTCCATAATGAATGAACTACCCCAAATGGAAACCATCTCTTATGAATTGAAGAAGTTCCTTTAATCTTTGTTCGCCAAAAATCTTCTAACCAAGATATTGCCTCTACTGGTTTCCCCTTTTCAATTTGTGATATTCCTGCTGCATTTAATGCTCCAACAGATATTCCACAAACTATATCATATTCTTGATGACATTCTCCCATTAAATATTTCAATGCCCCAACTTGATACGCACCCTTAACTCCACCACCTGATAATACTAATGCTTTCATATTTTACTCCTTTTAATATTGATTCCAGCCCGCCTTGAATCTGGCCAATTATTTGCTTGTTCTGCTATTTTCTTGGCTGTTTCCCAAAATTTACGAGATTCTTCAGTTGCCATGTTTCGAATTATCTTTTTCCCCATTTATACTCCATACATTTTATTTTATAACATTCTGTTAATTGTAAAAATTTCTGAGTGTCGGCTTTATTAAATGCTAAATAAAAATATTCTTTCTCATTATGAATTGCTTTTCTTACCTTGGCTTCTATATTAAATTTCCTCATTAATATTTCTTGCAATATATGATTTTCTTTTTCAGTAAATCCTTCAGTTGATAATTTAGCACTAACCTTATTTAAAGACCCATCGTCAAAATACCACACCGCTAATGATAATGGTGTTATAAATTGTTCCAATATTTCTGTTATTTCTTTTTTTCCATTATGATAAAATAAATTATAATAATAATCAAATTCTTTGTGAACATAACTTCTAATCGTCCACATTAAACTATTATCCCGCTTGTCAAAAGAATACATCAATTTCCCAATAAAAGGAAATAAATGTTTCTTCTTCCATAATACTAAATTCTTTTGCTCTGCGCAATGAGAAATGCTTAATCTATGGCCAGTTCTACCATGCTTGCTTATACTGCCATCGCCTAATAAAGTCCCAATTATTATATCTCGCTGTTCTTGCGTAAATTCTTTCCCTTTTATTTTTTCAAATTTCCTTTGATTTCTATTTATTTCAATTCCATACTTTTTTAAATATTTACAAACAGTTCTTGATGATAATCCTAATATTTCCCCAATCTCTTTGCTTGTCTTATGTCTTCTAATATATAAATTACGAAGTTTCTTCTCAAATTGTATTTTATTTAATGTTTTACTCATATGAAAACCTCTTATTCAAAAAGAATAGAGAAAACCTGACAAGCATGACAATTAAAATAGACAAAAAAAATCCCCCGAATCTTTCGACCGGGGGACCTATCATCTAAACATTATTTTAATTATGCACCAATTACAAGGCCTTTACTACCGCGAGCAACACCACGAGTGTTAACTACGGCGAGACCTATGTTTTCGGACACAACCCAACCTAATTTCAATTGACGAGGTTCATCAGCAGGCATAACTTCGATGTCTTGACGAATGGGCATAACGCCAACGAATTCAGGATCGGCGCAAGCATAGATAGTACCAGCGGGGACAATCTTGCTAACTAGAATATCGGCACCCCAGATCTTGGCTTTAATACCAGTCTGAAGGATTTCACGTTGAGTCACGGGATCGATATCGCCTAGACCAGTTCCACCACCAGCGGCCCAGTTTAGGATGTCGTTATATTCGTTAATGTTCATGAAGAATTTAGAGACAACCAAGTCCCACTTTTCAACCTGAGCTTTAACTCTAACTAGATCGCGACGAAGCATACCGGTATCAGTAACATCCTGGGGAGTATTAGTAACACCAGCGCCGGCGTTAATAGCAGCAAAACCAGCTGAATCTTCCTGAGCCATTACTTCCTGGCGAGCCTTTTGAACTGCACGATCGATAACATTGAAACGACGTCTACGAACTTCAGCAATTCGAACGGTAGGATTGCTAACGATTTCGAATTCAGGAACTGTAATACGGTCGCCGAAAACACGAGATTCAACTGCGGCGCCATTTGAAGAAACGACGATTGCGGTTACATCGATATCTCGGTCATAAACGGGGAGAGCACCTTGGGGTAGGGGGTCAACAACGAATGCACGTCGGATAATCCCCTGATAGTCCAAGTTACGTCGAATAGGATTAGCCATAGCCTGAGCTAGAGCAGTTTTGCCATCATTAGTTAAAAGGGCGCGAGAGATTAGTTCATCACGTTTTTCCTCAGACACATCGGGCTGGCCAGAAAAACTGAAATTTGAGGGAAGGTTATCCTGCATTAGAGACGAAAATTTACTAATGAGTTGAAGGGCATCTTTTACAGAAGATGCATTCAATTCGCCAGCTTTATTGAACATATCCATATATTTTCTCCATGAGACGATCACCTATTTAATAGATGACTTTTTTGTGATTTATTGAGCTAATGACATTTGAAACAAACGCCAAGGAGACTTTTTGAGTCTCTTTTTAATATATAGATATGCATATAAAAAATAATAAAAATTTCAAAACAAAAATAATTAAGCAATTACGCGCCAGAGATATGTTGAAGTATCTCCCGCAGTTGCTGTTACAGAAAATGAAGTTCCAGCAACTCTTGCGGTTACAATAGGGGCTGCCCCTTGAGTTCCACCCAATGTTTTAAAAGTGATTTCAATATGACTATTTGCTTTCATAAGTCGACAAGGAATTACTACAGGAGTAGCTTCAGTTGCGGCAAATGTTCCCCAATTAAAATGAGCATTGACGCCAAGTGGATAGACTCCAGTAGAACTTCCTGAATCATCATTTCCTTCCAGATCAATTAATGAATTATTAGTATTTGCAGCCAGATATGCAATTCCGCCACCAGTACATACAGTAGTGACTCCTTGCCGAAGGACTGTTCCAGTTGATTGATTATATACGCCATTGTCTCCTCCAGCGCCACCCAAAATATATCCAGAATATAATTCAAGTCTTCCAGAACTGAAATTTATACATACATGACCAGCAACGGCAGAAGTTCTAACAATCGTCATGAACCCATGACTGAAGTCATGGGCCTGTTTTCTTGAAACATTCCCTTAACTTCTTCCATAGGCTTTATTCTTTCTAGAATGTCTCTGTGCGATATCAATGAATCAATGTCTTCATTGAGAAGTCCCTGTTTGTTCATATAACGAGCACTGCTCTGAACTTCTTCGGCTTCTGAGAATCGCAGGAAATCTTCATTACTAGAATTTTGAGCATCATAACTTATGCTCAGCAAACATAATCCTTTGACGTATATATTACATCCTCCGATTAAGTCTGCCTGATTACTATAATTACAAACTTTACAAGTATATCTTTGCCCTTTCCTATGAGTTTTTGAAGTTGTTCCACATTTAGGACATCTTTGTGAAGTGAAATATTCATCCACAACAAGTAATGGAACATTCTTCAAAGTTGCTTTGGTTCTTAATTTATCAATGAAAGCATTATAACAAAATCCTACAGATTTCCTTCTTGTGGATTTATTTGATTTCTTATTTTTCTTTTGAAAAGCTTTATTTAATTTAAAAGGATATCCAATAGTAATAGGACATTTATTCTTAATTGCTTTATCAACCAAGCAATTTATGATATTATGCAATTCTTGTTTAATCTTATTATTATGGGATGATTTCCTTACTGCTTTGGATTTCTGTAATTGTTTATAACGATTCTTTCTTCTATATAGAAGTTCTTTGAATTTTCTACTTTTGAATAAAGTTTCTTTAATTTTATAATCATCCATTAAAACAGAGGTAACTGGATGATTAATCCCCAAATCACAAGATAATGCTTTAAAATCAATTGGGCGAGTTATCTGACGTTCTTGATTAATTATTAGGAATGCATAAAGAACTTTTTTAGAATGTTCTTTAACTTCACGAAGATATGAATCTCGAACAATTGCATCATCAGGAAGATCTCTACCTTGAAGCCCTAGATAAATTGGTTTATTTCCAGAACCACCAGGAATCTTCCACCAATATTTAGCAAGTTTGGTATTGGTTAATTTAATAATCCTAGAGTTTTGAGCTCTTATATATAAACCAAACTGTTTGGATTTCTTTCTCGTATTAGAACTTCTTGGGAAATCTTGAAATATTGAAGCTGGACAATCAGGATCAGTTTTATTAGTTCTACATTCTTCGAAGTATTTGTTAAGAATAGACTTCTTAAACTTAGTAGGATTAAGAACTTTGTATTTAAAAGTTCTGGTAATTACTTCAGTTTCTTGAATTCCCTGAGCTTCAATATATTTCTTAATGGTTTCAGAAGAAACATTTCCAGAAGATGCTAGAAAATGTGAAGGTGTCCATAATGATGGGTATTTTGACAAATGACCAAAGTTCTTACGAATGAATAAAGAAGAACCACCTTTAAGTTGTTTAATTAGCGTATTGATATTAAAGAAAGAATTTGGGATTTGGAATAATAAATGGACATGATTAGATTCAATAGCAAGGGAGATGATTTTGAATTTATAATCAGTTTGTTTACGAATGAAGAATCCCTTTAATGAACGAGCAACAAGGTCGTTCAAGAAGTTGTATCTGTACTTCGTAGAGAAGACCAGATGATACTGGAGGGATTCTATAGATGAAGGCATATTATAGGGTAATATAGCAAGTTGGGATGATTAGTCAAGGGAGAAAAATAGGTTGCAAGTAATTAAAAAAGGGGTACTTTAAATAGTGGTGCGATTCATCCCACGGTTAAAACCGTGGGGTTTCTCGCACAGGTTTCCTAAAATATTAGGAAGATCAGTATCAAGGACGTCATAAGTACCAATGGGTTCGCGGCCAGATTGAGAAATTTTTGTTCTTATGTCTTTTAACTTTCATGAAAATATGAAATTATGCATATTTAAAAAGAAAAAAGGCGCCGATAAAATACCAGCGCCTCAACTATTTGAAACCTATACGATATTAGATTTCAGGATTAAAATGAATTACAGCTTGTGTAAACGGCCAAAGGACTGTTCCAGTTGTACCTGAAGGTGAATTCAAAGCAGAAACTAGATTAGAAGGAGTGTTAACAAGTGAACCATTTGTAGTAAATTCAACTAAACGAGCGACAACAACAACTTCAAAAGCAACGCCGACGTTAGGAGTAATTTGACCAGTTGCGGTTGCGTATAGAGGAGCGCCACCAACTAGAGTGGGGTTAGTGGGAGTAAGACCAGTAACGGGAGTTGTATCCACTGCATCTAGAGTTACGCCATAAAGACCCATTTTATCCCAGAGGGTACATTTACCAGAACCTAAACCTGAATGAGGTCCTAATTGAGCACCTTGAATAACTTGGCCAGCAGTTCCGCCAACTACTGAGCCGTATAGGGTACCGTAACCAGCGAGACCATCATCGGTAAGGAATAATGGACGTCGACCGGAAACTAATTGCACGGTAACTAATGGGCGGGTTGCTGCGGGCCAAACGCCAACATAACCATCGTCGCCATCGGGAGCATAGAGATCGGGGAAGGTAAGGGCAACGTAGCGCAACTGAGCTACTTCACCGCCTAAAATATTAGGAAGGTCGGTATCGAGAGCATCATAAGTACCGACGGGTTCGCGACCAGACTGTTGAGGAATTAGAGCCATAATAATCTCCGAAAAAGGTCTTACATCTTTTAACTTTCATGAAGATACAAAATTATGCACATTTATTTTCAATTGGTGTGAAAATTTTTTAAGTAGCGAAAATAATTCTAGAACGCTATCCTGATGAATAGACAAGGTATATGGAGGATAATTTGAAAAAGATAAAAAGAAAGCAGCCAAAATACAATACTGATTCAAATGGAAATAGATTTTGGTATAAGAATAATAAACGACATAGAGAAGATGGCCCAGCAATTGAATATATAAATGGGGATAAACATTGGTATAAAAATGGGGAACTTCATAGAGAAGATGGGCCTGCTATTGAATGGAATAATGGAGATAAAGAATGGTATAATAAAGGAAGGTCTCACAGAGAAGGTGGGCCTGCTGAAGAATTTGCAAATGGTGACAAACAATATTGGCTAAATGGGCATCTACATAGAGAAAATGGGCCTGCTATTGAATATATAAGTGGATATAAAGTATGGTATATAAATGGGAAACGTCATAGAGAAGATGGTCCAGCTGTGGAATATCCTAATGGGAATAAAGAATATTGGCTAAATGGAAATAAAGTTGAGAAAGAAGATTTACCAATAAATAAAGAAAAAGAACTATTAATACAAGAAGAATGGCCAAAATGTTCTGTTGATGAAAGTGGTAATAAAGTATGGAAAAATGAAAAGGGACAATATCATAGAAAAGATGGTCCCGCCATTGAATGTATTAATGATTATAAAGCCTGGCTTATAAATGGTAAATATCATAGAAAAGATGGTCCTGCTGTAGAATATTCAAATGGTACCAAAGAATATTGGTTAAATGGAAGCCTAATTAAAGAAAAAGATTTACCTATGAATAAAAATAAAAAAGAATCAAAATGTAAAATATTAAAAGATGGAACTAAGAAATGGTATAAAGGTAATAAACGTCATAGAGAAAATGGTCCAGCTGTTGAATATACTAATGGTAATAAAGAATATTGGATAAATGGGAATCTTCATAGGGAGGATGGTCCCGCTATTGAAAGATCTGATGGATATAAAGAATATTGGTTAAATGGAAATAAAGTTCAGAAAGAAGATTTACCAATAAATAAAAAGAAAGAAATAATAAAGGAAGAATGGCCAAAATGTACAATTCAGATGTCAGGAAATAAAGAATGGCAAAATAAAGAAGGGTATAGGCATAGATTAGATGGGCCTGCTTATGAAGGTATTAATGGTGATAAAGCATGGTGGGTAAATGGGAAATTACACAGAGAGGATGGACCTGCTATTGAATTTGCTAATGGGGATAAAGAGTGGTATATAAACGGGAAGAAACATAGAGAAGATGGCCCAGCTTGCGAATATGCAAATGGATGTAAGTATTATTATTTAAATGGAAAAGAAGTAAAAGAAAAAGATTTGCCAATAAATCAATGGCCAAAATGTTCTATTGATGAAAGTGGTAATAAAGAATGGATAAATGAAAAAGGAATACGTCATAGAGAAGATGGTCCTGCTTGGGAAGGATTTAATGGAGACAAGTCATGGTGGGTAAATGGACTTTTACATAGAGAAGATAAACCTGCTATTGAATGGGCTAATGGGGATAAATTTTGGTATAAGAATGGATTGCGACATAGAGAAGATGGGTCTGCTATAGAATATGCAGATGGAAGAGTAGATTATTATCTACATGGAAAATTAGTTGAGGAAAAAGATTTACCAATAAATCAATGGCCAAAATGTACAATTCAGATATTAGGAAATAAAGAATGGAAGAATAAAGAAGGAGAATTACATAGATTAGATGGGCCTGCTTGGATAGGTATTAATGGGGATAAAGCATGGTATAAGGATGGAAATTTACATAGGGAAAATGGCCCGGCTAATGAATGGCACAATGGACATAAAGAATGGTATAAAAATGGAGAATTGCATAGAGAAGATGGCCCGGCTTGTGAATATGCTAATGGAAATAAATCATGGTGGTTAAATGGGTTATTGCATAGAGAAGATGGGCCAGCAATAGAAAAGAAAAACGAAAAAAAATGGTATATAAATGGGAAATTACACAGGGAAGATGGTCCAGCCGTTGAATTGAATAATGGACGCAAAGAATATTGGTTAAATGATAAGGTGGTCGAAGAAAAAGATTTACCAATAAATATTCCTTTAGATAAAGAAATTAAATCTTCAAAATTAGAAAAAATAGATTTAACAATAATTGACACCTCCACAACAGATGGTTGGGAATATTTACAAAATATTTCTAAAACAATTGAAAATAGTGCTCCATCTAAAATAAATGATGATTTATTAAAATTAATACAAAAACAAATACTTAATTGTGATGGTATAATTGCTATTCCAACTAAAATGTTAGAAACATTTCATAAAGAAAAAATTCGTAATATAATAAAAGAGGAAAATGAACTAAATGAACAAATAACAAAAATAAAATATATTCCAAATGATAAAACATTTTCAAAAGAAGAATGGCCAAAATGTATAACTAGTGAAAATGGGACTAAAAGATGGGAAAATAAGGATGGATTTTATCACAGATTAGATGGGCCTGCTTATGAAGGTAAAAATGGGGATAAAGAATATTGGATAAATGGAAAATTACATAGAGAAGATGGGCCAGCTTGTGAATATGCAAATGGGGATAAATATTATTATTTAAATGGAATAAAAGTTGAGGAAAAAGATTTGCCTATAAATAAGAAAGAAGAATGGCCAAAATGTACAATTGATAAAGATGAGAATAAAGAATGGAAGAATGAACAAGGATATTTACATAGAGAGGGCGGCCCAGCGATAGAATGTTCTAATGGTGATAAATTCTGGTATAAAAATAACAAAATACATAGGGAAGATGGGCCTGCTGTTGAGTGTTCTAATGGTAATAAAGAATATTGGTTAAATGATAAACAAGTTAAAGAAAAAGATTTACCAATAAATAAAAATAAGAAAAAAATCATAAGATATAAGGTTTTAAAAAATAGAATAAAAGAGGAGTGGCCAAAATGCACTATTGATAAGAGTGGAAATAAAATATGGAAAAATAAAGAAGGATTATTACATAGAGAGGGTGGCCCTGCTATTGAATGTGCTGATGGAGATAAGTTTTGGTATATAAATGGTGAATCTCATAGAGAAAATGGACCTGCTATGGATCGAGCTAATGGAGATAAATCTTGGTATAAAGAAGATAAATTGCATAGAGAAGATGGACCTGCTGTTGAGTGTTCTAATGGAGATAAAGAATATTGGTTACATGGGAATAAAGTTGAGGAGAAGGATTTACCAATAAATAAAGAAAAAGAATTAATAAAGGAGGAGTGGCCAAAATGTACAATTGATAAAGATGAGAATAAAGAATGGAAGAATGAACAAGGATATTTACATAGAGAGGGCGGCCCAGCGATAGAATGTTCTAATGGGGATAAATTCTGGTATATAAATGGAAAATGTCACAGGGAAGATGGTCCGGCTGTTGAATGTTCTAATGGGGATAAATATTGGTATAAAAATAACAAAATACATAGGGAAGATGGCCCCGCTAGAGAGTGTGCTAATGGGGATAAATATTGGTATAAAAATGGAGAATTACATAGAGAAAATGGCCCCGCTAAGGTATATGCCAATGGAACAACAGAATATTGGACAAATGGACAATTAAATAATAGACATTTTGAAATTACAGGGGTTGATTATAATATTTTAAATGACCTTTTAAATAAAATTTATATGAAACCTGAAAATATAAATAAATATAAAGAAAATGAAATTAAAATGGAGGAATTAAATTTTGCCCCTAATCGAATTAAAATTAACACTACTCCTATAACATCTGATACTGATGAATGGCCAAAATATAGTGTTGACACTTATGGTAATAAAAGATGGGTAAATAAAAATGGATTATATAATAGGGAAGATGGTCCTGCTATTGAATATTCTTATGGAACTAAAGAATGGTGGATAAATGGGAAACTTCATAGAGAAAACAAGCCGGCAATAGAGTGTTTTAATGGCGATAAATATTGGTATAAAAATGATAAATTACATAGAGAAGATGGGCCTGCTATGGAATATGCTAATGGCTTTAAAGCATATTATTTAAATGGTGAAAAAGTTGAAGAAAAGGATTTGCCCATGAATAAAAAGGAAGAATGGCCAAAATGTGAAATTGATCAATTTGGAAGTAAAATGTGGAAGAATAAAGAAGGTCTATATCATAGAGAAAATGGTCCTGCTGTTGAAAATATAAATGGCGATAAAGAATGGTATGTGAATGGCCAATTACATAGAGAAGATGGGCCAGCTTGTGAATATGCTAATGGTGATAATCTTTGGTATATAAATGGCAAAGAACATAGAGAAGATGGCCCTGCTGTTGAATTTAAAAATGGTTATAAAGTATATTATTTAAATGGTGAAAAA